CATTGGGGGGCGTTGTTTCATAAACATGGACACAGGAGCCGGACATGAAGAATCGATCACTTCCAACCAATTACTGGGGTAGTCTTGGGACTAACACGTATGTTAATCGTGAAACCCAATTCTACCCATCGGACCTAGAATACTGGTCTGATTACTTAGGATTCGAGCACGACTATTGGTCGACTCGAGCGGCAGCACATATGGCCGCCTCATCCTTTGTAGGTGAAGAAGTGTTCGACAGCACCAGACGGCCTAAACCTAAGATGAATAACTGCTTTCATACTAAGGTTCAGGCTCATAATGTACCGTTTGGTATTCTATATCAACGGTATTATTATGATTATGCGTGGTACAGGAACCCTTACACAAGGCTACCGTACCCGTACGCCGGATTCACCGGCGAATTAGTCCCGACTAATTGGGACACGTCTGGAGCAGCACGCAGAGCGTGGTGGAATATGCAACCACGGTTTGAGGGCGAAATCTCGATGCTCAATTTCTTATTCGAGCTGAAAGATTTTAAAGACATCATGAAGTTCGCTCTGAGGCCAAAAGCCTCGTACAACAAAATGAGCAGACTTCTACGACGTACGCCCAAGTCGCCTATTAATACGGTGACTAAAGGTGCTGCAGGTGGTTTCCTCACGTGGAAACTGGCTATTAAGCCACTACTACGTGACCTCGCATCGATCCATGCGCAACTCGCTACCCTCGTAAGAGAGAAGCAAGAAGAATTTAAGTCGCTTGGATCCCAAGATCAATCATCTCATTATTCAGAAACACTTGATGAGGTGATCGATTATGTGCCAGGTACCTACAATTATTATTGGAGGGGCCTGGGTACGTATGAACGTACAAGTTTCACGGCAACGATGCATTATAATTACGCATACGAAATGCGCGAAACTGTTGATGCGTTTGTGAGGTATTGGGGATTAAATCCCACCGCTGAAGCTTTTTGGAATGCTATTCCATTTAGCTTTATTGTTGATTACTTTATTGGAATCAACAATTCTCTTCATGCAATGCGGGTCGATAGAAATGTAGACCTGCATTGGACAGATTATGCCGAGAGTACTCTTACTGAGATACTTCAAGGCTATATCTCGATACCGGACGATCGAGTCGCGGCACTCTATATCGACCTTGAAAAGGTTGATACGGGGTATCACCACTTATTAAGTGGTTTTCGCGGTTCGATCTACGATCGACGGGTGTGCCTGCCCAACTATGGGCCAGCACTGCCACGGTTAAAGAAAGCCTCTGGAAATCAGTGGCTTACTATGGCAGCCATCGTTCGGTGTCTACTCTAAGACTCCTCCGCAATCCCGCGGCGTTATACTTCCACGATACGGAATTTATATATATATGGAGAAGCCCATGAGCCTCTTTACTTCACCTGTAACTCTTGCGGACGGTGTGCCAACAGATCATATATTCGCACAAAGGAACCAGATCAATGGTTTGAAAACCAAACAATTTGGATCCGAGTGGATTGAATCTGCGGCAGCCAGCTCTATAGACTCTAAACTCATGATAAAACATGATGAGTCGGCAGCCTCCGTTAGACGGCGGCTGTTACAGTATAGGTTCAACGCCTTGATTCTTGATGGCGTGACCTATAAGCCTATCACCACGAACTTCACGGTGACATACCACCCAGAACATACCGATACCCAAGTTTCAGTCGGGATCGATGTTGTTCAGGCGGCTTTGGCTATAGCTGGTTTCAACGCTGCCTTTCTCGAGGGTCAACTGTAATGTTGCCCTGGATTAAGATTGTGTTGAACATCATGGCTGCTGCGTTCGCTTCTGCAATTACTGAAGCGGGTCGCAAAACCCATGAAGCAAGAGTAGGTCGGTATAGAAATCACCCTCATGGCTGGAGGCCACCCGATGAAACTGGGGAACCTGAAAAGCCAAAAGGACCGATTACCGGCGAAGAGTATCAAAAAGCAAAAGACGCGTGGATCGAAGCCAACGATCAACTTGAAAAAGTTGACCTCAGCGAAGACCCGCCCTTGTAAAGGTGCCGAATTAAAAAGACGGCAGCTTCTTTTCGCACAAGAACATCTGTGCGAGTTGCTTCGAGATGCTTATGAAACTCTGCCCTCCTACCGGAGCGCTGACTTTCGGCGAGATTCGGATACCGTCTGTAGACGGATCCTTGCCGAAGGGATGCCTTTCGTTACGCAAACTCTTCCGTCTTTGATGCAAGGTCTGTTTGACCTGCTAGAAGGCAGAAGAGCGACCTTTCCTAGCTTTAAGCTTAGGATGGGTGCACCCGTCTTTTTAGGCGGGCTGTTCCGCGTCGCGTTAACTGGTAACGAGGCTGAAAAGATTCGGGGTTTTGACTGCTTGTACTCTATAGCGGTTGCCTTCAAAAAGCTGAAGGGCCCCTACAAACCGAGCGTGCTCGCCAAGCAATTTAGCGAGTTTCAAGCTGTCGACAATGAGTTACTCGATATGGACCTCTTTAGTGAGGACCGTTTCGAAATACTCGAGTTGGCTAGACGCATTATCCGTGGTACTACAAAGGGACTAACCCTTGATGGGGCTAGGTGCTTACCAAGACCTGGACCGGGTGCTACGAATGTGCCGATTGACAAGCACATGCGATACAGACCGCATAGGCTTTATGCTCAAATAGAGAAATGTTTGTCTTTTTGGGATGGCTGGTTTTCCAGTCACCCATGGGACGTCGTCTCTCAGTCTGACATCTACCGTTCTGCATTAAGCAGGATGATAAATGAACCTTCCTCGCGCTTTAAATTTGTCCCTAAAACAGCTGGGAAAGCGAGGGGGATCTGTATCGAGGAAAACGAAGTACAGTTTCTCCAGCAAGCCATACGTCGGCTTATCACGGATGGAATACTCCACGATAAGTTTTTGAAACGACGTATAGCACTCAATGATCAGCAAGTTAATGCTAATCTAGCCCTTGTAAATTCGTTTACAAAAGACATGGCAACAATCGACATGTCCGATGCGAGCGATAGGGTGTCACGCGATCTAGTTTCTTGGTTATTCCAAGATAACAAAGAATTGCACGACGCTTTGATGGCTTTGTCCACTAAGTGGATAGAACCGCCAAAGGAGGCTGGTATCGCGGTTCTCATGAAGACGAATAAATTCGCTCCAATGGGTTCCGCACTTTGTTTTCCCGTGATGTCCCTAGTGCATTACGCACTGTGCAGGGCCATCATACTGATGTCCAGTGTTACAGATGCCTACAGGAAGTCGCGTGAAGTATATGTCTATGGTGACGACATTGTCATCCCCACTGACTGTTACGACGCGGTAATAGATTGGCTACCTCGTTTTGGAATGAAACTTAACAAAACGAAGTCGTTCGTCTATTCCCATTTCAGGGAATCCTGTGGGATACATGCTCTTCAAGGGCATAATGTTACCCCTGTATATGTCAAACATGTACCGACTCACCGAAATGTTGGAGCGTTGAGCTCCATGCTGCAAGTCGAGTCAGACCTTAAAAAGAAAGGTTTTCATCGTACTGCGGCACTCCATCAGCGGAGAATTCAGAAGTTCTTCGGGAAACTTCCCGAGGTTCCTATGCACTCTGCTGTTATTGGCTTTAAAAGGCCAAGTCTACCTACGTGCGGTAGCCCTGTTCTTACGGGAGCTGCACGTAAAAGTAGATGGAATCAGGATCTACAGTGCTTTGAATATCAGTCTCTTGTCCTTCGGACGAGAGTCACCGATACCATTGCACCGACCCAAAACGAAGCCTATTTGAAATGGCTCACTTTGGGTGGAGTAGACTCTGAACGTTTCGGAGATGCTGAGGAGGAAGTTTTACTCTCCTCTCAGTGGATGCCGGCATCTGCATTCGGCGTAAGCACACCTCTTGAGATACGTGGGGTCAGATTTTACCGACCACACGTCCTCGCTGAGGCGCCGTCTGTAAGCTAACGCATCTAGGGGGAATCGGCTGAGCGTCTCACTCCGCCGTACTGGCGGG